CGTAAACGAGCCAACTACGATTTATTTAATGGTAAGTTATCTAAGAATGATTTTGAGTATGTCTGTGCTCCCTATGGAGATGCTGTAGGTGAGATGCCTGCAGAAATGAGACATTACGATATTATGTCTGCTAAACTCCGAGTTTTATTTGGAGAAGAAATAAAAAGACCTTTTAATTTTAAAGTTGTATCTAATAACCCAGATGCAATTACTGATAGAGAACGAGAAAAGAAAGAACTTGTTGATCAGTACATGCGTGAGCAGATACAAGTAAAAGTTCAAGAGGCTATGGCTGCTCAAGGTATTGGGCAGTTTGGAGGGCCAGAAGATGCGCGTGATCCTGAAGCAGTTCAAGCAGAACAGCAAAAAATGGCTGAGATACAACAAGCCATGACACCTCCACAGATTGATGAGTATATGAAAAGAACTTATCAAGGTTCAAGAGAGATTATGGCTACCCAGATCTTGAACTATATGAAAAAGTCTCAACGACTTAGAGAAAAATTTAATAAAGGATGGAAACATGCTTTAATTTCTGGCGAAGAAATCTATTGGACAGGTATTGTAAATGGAGAACCAGACGTTAGAGTAGTTAATCCTCTTTATTTTGAATACGACAAAGATCCTGATATAGACTACATACAAGACGGTCAATGGGCTAAGTATGTAATGAGAATGACCCCAGGATCTGTAGCAGATACTTTTGGAGAGTATCTTACAGAAACTCAAATCAAAGATCTCTATACCGATACCTCTCTTATCGGTGCTTCCCATCCACTCGGCTCTACCGAATTCCACTATGATTCAGATGACAACTTCTTTGACTCTAATTATCCATTTGAATGGGATGGGGATGAATCCACTCCAGAGGGCTCTAGATATTTAAAAGTAGTCCACTGTGAGTGGAGGTCTTTGCGTAAGATAGGTTTCTTAAAGTTCTTAGATGAAGAACTTGAAGAACAGGAAACAATTGTTGATGAGACTTATAAAATGAACCAAGATGCTGGTGATATAGATATTAGATGGGAATGGGTACCTGAAATATGGGAAGGAACTAAAATAGGCGATGATGTCTATGTAAATATTAGACCTAAGCCTAATCAGTTTAAAGATATGGATAACCTACACTCTGCTAAACTTGGCTATGTAGGTATAGCGTATAATAACCTTAATGCTGCTCCTGTGTCTATGATTGATAGAATGAAACCGTATCAATATCTGTATAATATTATTATGTACAGACTAGAACTAGATTTAGCAGCAGACAAAGGAAAAAAATTCTTAGTAGATATAAATCAGATACCATCTTCTCTTGGAGTTGACATGGAAAAATGGTTGTACTATTTTGATGCTATGGGAATGGCCTTCATTAATCCTAACGAAGAAGGTCAGCGTAATAAACCATCTAACTTTAACCAATGGCAAGCAATTGACTTGTCAATGGCTCAAACTATACAGCAGAAAATAGGGTTGCTAGAATATCTAGAGCAGCAATGTTCTGAAGTATCAGGAGTAACTAAACAACGAGAAGGTCAGGTATCTGCAAATGAACTTGTTGGTAATACTCAGCAAGCAGTAGTTCAGTCTTCTCATATTACAGAAGAGTGGTTCTACGCACACAATCAATTAAAAGCAGAACTTCTTACAGCTCTTATTGATACTACTAAAGTAGCTTGGGCTGACAGTGATATAAAAAAGATACAATACGTACTAGACGATTCTACTGTTAACCTTCTTAAAATAGAACCTTCACAACTTACGGAGTCTAACTTTAACATATTTATATCTGATTCTGCTAGAGATCAAGAAATATTCTTGACAATGAGACAACTCGCGCATGCGGCATTACAAAATCAACAAGCAGAATTATCTGATATTGTTAAACTATTCACAAGTGAGTCTACTAGTGAAATGAGAACGTTGCTTGAAAAAGCAGAAGATACACGTAGAGAACGTGAAGCTCAGATGCAGCAGCAACAGCAACAAGCTCAAATGCAACAAGCTCAGATACAGAAACAGATTGCTGATGAGAAAAATGCACTTGACAAGTATAAGATTGATTTAGACAATGAAACTAAAATACGTGTTGCAGAAATCAATGCATTCAAAGGGCAAATGGATCAAGATATAAACGATAATGGTGTACCTGATCAACTTGAGATTGAAAAGCTTAGAACGCAAACAGAGTTCAACGAAAAGAAACTTGATGTAGAAAATCGTAAGCTTGATATCAAAGAAAAAGAAATGAAAACCAAAAAGGAACTAGAAGAAAAGAAACGTGCCCAGGACAGAGAAGAGAAAGATAAAGACAGAAGAGCAAAAAGTAAAAACTAGATGGTGTGAAACACACCCTAGGCAATGTTATTGTGAAGATGGGTATTGTGCAATAGCTGCTGGTAAAGACCCAGAAACAAATATATCTCCAACAAAAAGACGTAAAAGAAATGCCTGATCCTACTAATCCAATAAATAATCAAGATGGAATAGAAGAAATTTATTTTGGTAAACTGTTACCAGAAGTTTCTCCAGGCATGCCTTATTGGAGTTCTTTGTCACAAGAACAACGTGATTATTATACATCTTCTAACAATCCTAATGATCCAATAAGACAAGCTATTGGTATGCAAGCGCGTGAAGGATATGGGATAAATGATAATCCTACTTTTAGCCAAAGTGTAGAGAATACTGTAAAAGAAATACCAGGTGCTATAGGTGAAAATATGCTAATGGAACCTTTAGGTGCACTTCAAGCGGGAGCTGTAGAACTTGTAAAAGAATTAGCTCCTGGTGGAAAAAGAGGAGATATCCGTAATGTTCTTCCAGGTCTTACAAGCGTAATTACAGGAGATCCTACAGCGAGACAAGAACTGCCTTCTGAATATATAGGATTTAAAAATCCTGAAGGACTTTTGGAAAATGCTGCAAACATAGGAATTGATGCAATTACAGATCCTGTTGATCTTATTGGAGGAGGAATGCTTTTAGATGGTTTAAAGTTATTACCAAAAGGATTAAAGTCTGTAGATGATATTGTTGCTTTAGGCGCTAAAAAGGGTAAAAAATATATGAGTTTTGAAGAGTTTGATAATGTGATGCAAACTTTAAAAAATGCAGGTGTAAATACTAAAGGCATAGAAGTAATAGAAGAATCTAAACGTTTTTCTAAAAATATGCCTGAGTTTAATAAAATTCTTTTTGCTGATGAGTTCTTTACAGATTTAGGAAAAGATCTTTCTCTTATTCAAAGTCGCATTGATAACAAAATTAAATTATTAGAATCTCCTGAAGGATTTAGTAGGCAACTAGAGATAGAAAAAGAGTATTTAAGAAGTATAGGAGTTCCTGAAAGAGAAATAAAAATTACGGGCCCTATGAATGTTGAAGCAAGGATTGAAGAATTAAAAGCTTTAGACGTAAATAATAAAAAACTTGCTGATCTATCTAAAAATCCAGATAAATATTACAGCCCTGAAAAAGGGTTATCTGCCGAAGCTGTTGGTATATTAGAAAACGAGTATTTATATAATAATGCTTATTATCGACAACCTGCACTTGTAGAACATCTTGATCCATATAATCCCGTTTTGCAAAATATTTCTCAAGGAGCTTTTAATTTAACCAAAGGGACTCAATATGGAAGAGTGCCTGTGACTGGAGGAAAAATATCTTTTAGTAGATTATTCAAAAATAATGCTTCTGTTATAGATCATGAATTAGCTCATGCTTTACAAAGAGGAAGAAAATTGCCTTTAGATGATGAAATTAGACAACTTACTTTAAGATCTAATTTAAAAAAAAGTACTCCAGAGGATAGCGCTGCAAAATATTTTAAAAAAGGAAGTGGTGGAGCAGAGCCTTCTGCTTTTCTTGCAGAATTAAAAACTACTATGATAGAAAAAGGGTTACTACGGAACGAGCATAGTTTGGTTACCCCAGAGCGTATGAAAATAGCATATCAGTATTTTTTAAAATACCCTCAAGCAGTAGCAGGTAAATCTGAAAAAGGTGTAAAAATTTTAAGTAATACTAGAATACTAGATATTATAGAACCTTCTAAAAAAAATTTTGAATTATTATCTAAATTAATGAATAAGACCAATGTGTTCTTACCAGGAGCAGTTGGTGCGTCTCTTATTGGTAACCAGACATTAAAAGAAGAGCCTGAACAATTTCAAGAAGGGGGAGAAGTAACTGATCCTGAAGTAGCTGATCCTGAAGATCCGTTTGCAAATGCACTTCAGTCTAGACAGCCATATAGAGATGACTATATGAATAAACTTTTAAAATATGCAGAGCCTGGTGATGATACGTACATGCGTATAGAAGATGCTTTTGCTGATAAGTTTAATACAGAACTGACTCCTATAGAAAAAATTCATTATAAACTATGGCTAGAAGCAGGTTTTGGTAATCCTCGTGATATTGGTGTATATGATATACAAGGTTATTGGAAATCAGGGCAATGGAAAAATAATTCAGATCCAGATAATCATGGCACTGATACATTTAAAAAACCAAACCATCCTACTTTTTCTGCAGAGTCTAAGTATAGTAAACAAAAAGGTGGTAGTGAATATATAGGAGGTATGTGGAGAGAAGATGGTGGATTTATGGCTGGGCCACATAATTTTTATGATAATGAGGCTCTTATGTGGGAGTTTAACAGAGAACCTAACAGACCTGAATATTTATATATGGGTTTACCTGCAGTAACAGTTGACGGGAATGAAAAAGCTGCTACATTGCAAAATGTTCCTAATTTTGAAGAAGGGGGAGAAGTTGCAAATAAGAGTGATTCTAAAGGAAATAAAAAGAAAGCTGTGATACTTGCTGAAACTCCTCCTGAGCTTGTCAATATAAACTATCTAGATGAAACCTTACCTGAAGAAATACAAAATATACAGAAAGAACATAAGCTTGCACGCGAATCCTATAAAGAAGCCTCCACAGATTATGATAAAAGAAAAAAGCTATTTTTTAATTATTTAAAAGGCTATTTAGGGGAAGACTTTGATGAGGAAGCCGAATACCATCCTTACAGTGCATACGCTATTCCTAATGAAGTTCGTGATTCTAAAGACTATATAAATTATAAAACGGCTTATGATCGCACGTTAACTCATAGTAAAAGACGTAGGGATTTGTTTAAAGAGTTTAACAAAAGAACAAAAGAATACGCAAGAAAAGACACTACCTTTTTAGAAGAAGCAGATAGAATGAAAAGTTGGTATGAAAAAAATAACCAGCCTTATGAAATCTATCCTGTATATAACGATACTAATAAAATAAAAGAAATATTGTCGCAAGAAGATATAGCAGATCTTGTTTTAATGGGGCATAGCGGTAGTAGAATCGCAGGTGTAGATGTAAAAGACTGGAATCGGTACTTACAAGATTCTGATTATGAGCAATGTATACTTGGAAGTTGTTATGGGAATAAAATAATTGATCGAGGACTAAATGATGTTAGAAACCTGTCTCACACAACAGACACACCATGGGTAGGGGTTAATCCTAGAGCAGAAACAAAAGAGGGCTTTTATTTCCCTAATACTAACTACGTATATAATCCATAATCTTTAATAGTTATGCATGATTAGCTATAGAAAACTTTTAAAAGCAATTTACATAACAGTTTTTGTTATGATATTGATATAAACTAAATTATTTTTGTAATCAATTTTAAACACAATGAGTAAAGAAACTTTAGATTCAAAACCAATCACAAATGATCTAGAGATCTGGGATATTGACGATTCCAATCTTGACTCTTTAATTGAAGAACCTAAATCTTCAACAGAAGAGCCTGTTCTTGACTTTGATGCTCCTAAAGGAAAAGCAAAACAAGACATGTTCGATGACTTTGAAGAAGAGGAAACTCCTAAGAAAAAAGAAACTCCTAAAGCTGAAGAGATTGAGGAAGAGGAGGAAGAACTTCCTGAGTTTGACCCAGGAGATGAATTAGAAGAAGAATCTGAGGAGGAAGAAGAGACAGGAGAAAAAACTTCTAAAAAGAAAGAAGAAGTAGTTGAGGAAACAGAAGAAGAAGACAATGAGTTTTCTGTATTTGCTAAAATGCTAAACGAAAACGAACTTCTTGATCTTCCTGAAGACTTTGAAGCTAGTGAAGAAGGACTAATGGATGCTTTTGCTGGTACTATTGAAAGTAGAGTAAAAGAAGAAATTGAATTGTTCCAAAGAGCGCTACCTCAAGAAGGGAAAGACTTGCTAAGACACTTAATGCAAGGAGGATCAGTATCAGATTTTACAAATGTGTACTCTGCTCCTGATGTTACAAAGGTAAATCTTGAAGGGCAAAAGAATATTTCCAACCAAAGAGCTGTATTACAAGAGTTTTTAAGGCTAAGAGGTGATAGTTCAGAGGATATTCAAGAAACTTTGCAAGATTATGAAGACTTAGGCAAGCTAGAACAGCAATCTAAGAAAGCACAACAGAAACTTTCTGCCTATTATGATGCTCAAAAGAAGCAATTAGCACAAAAACAAGAGCAAGAACAGGCAGAAAAGCTTCAAAAAAGGGAAGAAGTGCTTAATAATATACAAAAGACCATTACCGATTCTTCAGAAATCAAAGGATTTCCTATGAGTAGAAAGGTAAAAAAGGATCTTATCTCTTATATGACTGATAATACTGTAAAAATTGACACTCCAAATGGGCCACAATATGTGACTCAGTTTCAAGCTGACGAAATGGAAGCGGGTAAGAATGTTGATGACTTTATTCTTAGAGCATATTTGAGAATGACAGACTTTAGTTTGGATGGAGTTAAGAAAAAAACTACAACTAACTTATCATCTAAACTTAAAGACCAACTTCAGCGTAGTAAATCAAAAACTGCTACACAAGCTAAATTTGGTGGTAATAAAAAGACAGGCAAAGCTTCTAGTGATGCCTGGATGATTTAATTTTTAACATTCTAATTTTTACAAAATGAGAGCACAATCTAAATTAGCGGTCTTGACCAGACCTTTTCATGCTAATTTCACAGAGGTTAATCACCTGGGTGCTGCATTCATGGCTGAGCCGCATAAATTTGATAAAGTGCTCACCAGAGTGTTCACAGCTACCCGTGTCGCTGATAATCCTCTTACAGCAATGACTAAAGGTATGGGTCGAACCCAAGAAATTTCGTCTTTTGATTGGGAGTGGGAAATGATGGGAGCATCTACACGTCCATTGGTTGCAACTGCTGCAGCTTCTGGAAGTGGTATTTCTCTTTCTGAAATCACACTTACACTTGATGAAGACTGGTTCAAACCTGGTGATGTTATTTCTCCTTCTGCTGGAGTAAGTCGTCAATTAGTACGTATTCAATCTGGCCCTGTTGCGGCTGCTGGCCCTGGAGTTGGTTTTGAGTATGTAGCACGATTGATGTCAGATTCTCAGACAGATGCACTAAGCGCTGCCGCACAAGCTGCAGGTGTTCAGTGGAGCAAAATGTTCTCGGTATATGAAGAAGGTGGTGACCAATCTGGTT